AGGATACTTAGTCATTCCTCCATAAGGTGGGGGAAGGTCAGGTGGACATGGAAGACCGCTAGTACCACCACAATCTGAAGTAAAGTACCAACAAGTTCCATAAGATACACATAATTCTCTAGAATTTAGGCTATCATAACCTTCTACAGTACCACTACAAGAGCCTGGACAACAATCTTCACCACTAACTGAATTTCCATTACAAACACCACAGGCATCTATTTCAGCAAATTGTCCATCACCTGGATCACCACAATATGTTCCTGTGCAATCTAATGTACCATCACATGGAGTAGTAATAAGTGCATGATTTTGAATACACTCTATAGTTAATTTATCAATACTTTTATTTGTACTTGTAACTATAAAGGTTGCAAAAATAGGCTGTCCATTTACTGAACCTGTTGTAGATTTATAATTAATACCATATGGTAATAAATCTTGTTTTATTAAACTATTAAATTGTATTATGTCACCAACTTCTAAATCTATATATCGTAATGGTAGATCAACTATTATTTTTAAATGTGCATTTGCATTAAAAGATAAAAGCCAATATGCAAAATTTTTAGCAGCAAGTTCATTTCTTATATATTTACCATGTTCACCATCCAAAACAAGTGTAGATTCACTATGGTCATTATTTAATCCATAATAACTATTATTGTATTCAGAAAATAATTCTTGTGCTGTAACTTCTACTTGTTCTTCAAAATCATTTGAATTATAATTTAATTTATATTTTAACAAGATTTTTGTATAAATATCTTTTGTTCTAGAAAATTTAAAATCTATAACATCTGATGAGTCTATAAGTTTATCTATCGTAGTGCCTTGCTCTCCTTTATAGCCACTACTTGGTATTTCATAAAATTTAAATTCTCCATTGCTAGAAAAACGACCTATAAAAGGACTAGTAGATAATACATTTTCTATTAATTTTTTACTTTCTATTTTTTTGTCAACTGTAAATGCATTAAAAAATCCTGAATAATTTGTACTATAAGTATTAACACCTGATGGAGTAAAAGTTTCATTACCTGTTAAGTCTCTTAATATATCTATAACTATAGCTTTAGGAGATTGTATAACGTTATTATCATTATCTATTCTGCCATATATATTAGCATAATATGATTTATTATATATATTTTCTACATCAACAAGAGTTTCTACATCAAATTCATGTAATTTGCCTGAATAATTTTGTTGACAACTGCCTAGACCTGAAGCCATTAAAAAATCAGTACTCCCATCAATATCATCATCTGATGTTTGCGAGTGTACTCTAAAATCTATTCTATATAAACCTTCATTTACAAGGAAATCATTAATTCCACATAAGTCATAAAAAAATATAGCAGGTATCATTCTACCACCACTACTAGACATTGGCAAGGAAACAAAATCTTCTTGATTATTAGTTTCAAAGTAAATATCTATAAATTTTGATGAGCCACCATCATCATAATTATATATATTCCCACTTACCCCATTTCCATCAAAATCAGGAAATCCAAATAATTCTCTTAAATCAAATTTTACAGCACCAGAATCTGCTTCATTATATAAACTATGTGTTAAATTTCCTGTTGTTCCAATTACTAATGATTCATTGTAACTCCTAGCATCCATTGGATAAGCATATATTCTATGCATATCAACTGCCGCACCTTCCTCTACAGAACATTTTGGTAATAAAATACTATTTATTGCTACATTTCTTGTTCTAGACTCTATAGAATCTGATACACTAATAGAAGTAGAAATATTCATTCTGTAAAAGATTTTTCTATAAACATCACCTGATGTTACTGATCCTGTGTTAAATAATGTTAGTGCTGTATCTAGTTCTACATTATCTGAATAATCATTATTTGATAATGTTAACAAATCATCTTCAGTTAATATGTTTACCTCACTAAATTCATCTTCTCCTGTCCTCTTTACAAGTTCTACAGATGAAGGTTTATGAAAAACTCTACATTGTAATACATTATTAGAAATTGATAAATTATTTGTAGCTAGTTGTATATAAGGGTCTGCAATATTATTACTTGAATCTTGACTATGAGTCCATTGATTTTGACCTATTTTGTCTAATATTATTATATTTTCCTCTCCTTGAACTTCTACAGAAACAGTACTGCCAAGGTCTTCTTCAAATGTAGGAACTACTGTAATAAATTTTCCATTATCTCCTATACATAAAGAATTATAAGATTTACTAAATATAGGATTTGTATTAGATACTAATCTTTGTATATTTTTTGTATCTATTATTATTTTTCCATTATTTCCAATAACACAAGGACTCTTATCTACTCTACCATAAGCAATAGGTTTAGGTTTGCCTCTATATTTTTCAGGAATAGTAGAATCATTAGGAAGCCAATTGGTATCATTTTGCACAGGTAAATCTTGATGAAGTGCTAATTCTGTCCTATCTTCTAATGTAATAGATATTTTACTTTCACTAATTGTATGATTTTTAATTATTCCATTATATATTTGTGCAAAATCAGTATCTTGCTTGTCTGATCCACCTTCCCAATATGCTCTATGAGTAGTTGGACTAGTTAAATAAATTCTACACTCCATATTAATTATATTCTCAGGAATAATATCAGAAAATTTTATTCCATTATAGCTATAATTTGAAATATCTAATCTAACAGAATTTATTTTATATTTTCTATTTTTTAAATCAACAGATTCTTTAATTGATGGAATATTTAATAATAATGGTAAAGCATGGAAAGTTATTGTTTTGGGAGAATTATAATAAGTAAGTGGTGCAGTACTTAATCTAATCCCAATATCGCTCTCATCATTAAAATCATTTTGGTTTCCAATATGAACAAGTGGAACAATATTTGTTGCATTACCCTTTATATCATTTTGAAAATTAAGCGGTAACTGTAATGCCATTATTCTCCTCGTTTATATATTTTCCCCACTTGCCTTTAGTACAAAAAGCGTGTTTTAATTTGTGTTTTGGCTTCATCCAACATCCACAATCAGAACATCTCTCATCTTCTGTAAAAAATTCACAGCCAATACAAGTTTCCCATCTAGCTTGTAATACATCTGCATCATATAATATATTAGATTTTACTGACTCTGGTGCTACTCTTAAATCAATATCTCTATTATTTTGAACATATCTATTTGCCTCTAATTGTGTTTTTTTATTTACTAATTTTCTACCAATAGAAATATTAACAGCAAGTAACCATTCAATAAATAATTCTTTATTTGTAAATACTTGAAATAGTTGTTTAATTGATTCCAAAATCTGTTCCTCTTCTTATAGCATCTTTAATCTGTTCTGCTAATTCTCCTTCTACAAAATCTTGAGATAAAACATTTCCTGAAACGTTTACTGTTACTGAAGCACCTTGTGGACCAGCAATATTTGGAGATGAAAGAGGTGTAACTTGAACACGTTCTCTACCTCCAGGATTATCTCCAACCATAATCATTTGAGGACCGCTAGTAACAAAGTCTCCACCTTTTGCAAATTTAGGCATCTCTGTAAATGCTTGTTTTGCAATAAGTGCCAAAGACATAGCCATTTGTGCCTTCATAGCAAGAGCAAGTGGAATACCAAATACAGCTCCGCCATCTGCAAAACCTTTTGCTATTGCCTGTTGATATTTTATAACTACATCTGCTGCAGCCAATGCTTTTCCAGCAATAAATGTTGCTTTTCTTGAAGCAAAACTTTTTTTAGCAGCATCTTTTTCCATCTTTAACATTGCTTCTTCATCACCACGTTTTTGAGCAAGTTTAAACTTAGATGTATTTCTAACATTTTCAATATCCTGTCTCATTATTTCTTGCTGAATTTGAGATTCAGAAGAAAGCATTCCTGTTAAGAATGACATAGACTCTGCTAGAAATTTATTTTCATTAGCTTCTTGTCTTTTTAATTCAATTGATTCTTTTATTGCTGTTGCTAAATCATGATAGTCTGATTCTTCATCTTCTAATGCATTTATTAAAGTGTCTTTTCCTAGACCTTGTTCTAAAGCAATTTTTGTTAATTCTCTATTTACTTCATTTACTTGTTTTAATACAGTTACCTGATCTTGATATTTTTTAGTTAACTTGTCTATTTCTTCAGATGTTGTTTGTTCATTTCCTTTATCTCTAGCATCTAAATATTCTAATATCTTGCCACGAAGTATTTCTATCGTTAAGAGTTCTTCTTCATGTGCAGCTATTAAATTTAAAATATTTTGAATTTGTTGTTCATATATTGCTTCAGAGTCACCACCACCAGCACCACCAAATTTAAGAAAATCATCATATTCATTATTTAAATTTTCTAATTGAGATTCAAGATCACGCAATGAGTTTACATTACTTCCTGTAACTTTATCTAGCTTGTCAAGACCCTCTTCTGATGCTGAAATATGCATAGGAAGGCTTCCTAATCCAGGAAACATCGTTACCACAGCATTATTTAAATCTATAAATCTATTAGTAGCTCTCTGAACACCTCCACCTAAATTATCAAATACACCAAATAATTCTAATACTTTTTCAGACAGAAATGTTAATCCTACTAATGCTAAACCAACGATTCCTCCCTTGGTCATTGAAAATAACGCTGTCCTTAGTGCTACAGTTGCAGATACTCCTTGTAACATTGCGGAATTTACTAAAAGTACTGCTTTTCTTAGAGCCATAAAATTACTTGCTACAATACCTATAGATGTGGCATATCTAGCCATTGTGGCAGGATCAGCCTTTGAAATAAATTCTGCTAAACTATCAACTATTCTTTTTATAGTTGGCAATAATGCAACACCTATTTCTTTTTGCAAATCGCCTACAGCAGATTCAAATGATCTTAAAGATTTTTCATATGTATCAGCAGATGCACTTCCACCAAATTCTTTATTTAATTCTGCTAATATAACTGCTTGTGCCTCAGTAACTTTTCCAGAGTTAACAAGAGTTTTTATTTGTTCTTTTTGTTGTGATGTAAACCTAACACCAACACGACTAAGAGCAGTTAATCCTTTAATAGGATTATTTAAAGCCTTACCAAGTTGAATAGTTGAAGATTTTAAACCTTCTTGTGTTATGTTTCCTGCATTCATAGCAGCAGTCATATCAACTATTGCTTTTTGTGCTTCAGGAAAAGTTTCACCAGAGATTTGAGTAAAAGTAGCAAGTAGTGCAGAAGAATTAAGAATTAAAGTATCACTTACACCTGTTGTTTTTTGAATTTCACTTGATAGATTAGATAATGATTTAACAGTTTGCAAGGATGCAAAACCTGTAGATTTTAATGTAGAGTTAACTCTATTTTGTGCTGCTTCATAATCTGCATATTCACCAACAAGAGTATTTGTAAGTTTTTGTAAGGTTGCAATACCAAATGATGCAATTAAAAGTTGTGAACGAAATCTTGATAATGAAAAGTTTAAATTTCTTTGATTTCTTACTCCAAGTATTTGACTGTCAGCAAGTTTTTTATTAAGAAGCAGTATTCTTTCTAATACACTTGCTTGTCTTTTTCTGTTTATAATTGCTTTTTTAAGTTCGGCAAGTTCTTGCTTCCTAACTTTTTCTTGGTCTATAATTTCTTGCTTATTAGTTTTTCTAGCTTGTGTTGTCTTTGCTAGTTCAATTTTTTCTCTTTTTTGTTGAGCAATTAAATCCTGTTGAGTTTGATGAAGAATCCTAGTTTGTTCAAGGTATTCTTGACGAGCTTTTTTTGCATCTTGCTTTTCAAGTATTGCTAAATTTAAAAGTGACTGTGCCTGATCTCCTAAGGTTACATTTAATTCTTTTATAGCATTTACTTGCTTCTCTTTAGCATCAGTATTTTTTTTAGTAGAAACAGTATCTTTATCAGTAGCAGCTGTAACTTCTTTCCGAGCTTTTTTCTTTTTATTTAATTCTCTTATAATCTCAGAAGCTACTTCTTGGCTCGTTTTTTTAAATTCATCAGCCATTCTTTACCTCCAATTCTGCTTTTTTTCTCAACATATCATTTCTCTTATTTATAGAAGATTCTATTATATTACATTTTTGAATCCATTTATAAGGCTGATCTCCATAAGTTCCCTTATAAGCAGGAATATTGAACTTTTGACAATATAAATATTTAGAAATATCTTTTTGAAATTTTGAATTTAAAGCAATATTTATACAAGCAAAATGAGGTAATTGCTTATATATTGAAGATGAAATATCAAAGTTTTTACCCATAGCCAAATTAATCTCCTTGGTTTCTTTTATTAAGAGTTTAATCACATCAAAAACATCTTGATCAGATTTAAAAACTCTAGATTTTAATCCAGATATAGGAACTTGAGACTTATAGGGATAACTATGCTTATCACAACCCTCACACCAATCGTCTATAAGAACGTTTAGTGAAAGCATGAGGGATTCTATTCCCCCAGACTTTGGTATTCCTGAATTAATTTAACTAATTCATTTTTTTCAGTCTCATTTAGCTGTTTTATTACCTTGTCAGAAATATATCCATCTTCATTAGTACTAAAGTTTTTAAAATCCCCACCTACAATGCCTCGTCTTAACCATGCAGTACGACTTTTAGATAGATTCTCAATATGAGACATTTCATTACCATTATATTTCATTATTGCTACATCCTGACAAAAGTCAATATCATCAATATCCATATCTTTTATATCAACCTTCCTTTTGGAAGATAATTCTACGGTTTTTTTCATTCTATACTCCTAGTTAGTTATTAATTACTTAAATCAACTGTAAGTAAATCGCTAGAACCATCACTAACTGCTTTTATTGAGCAATCAAGCATCATTATATCACCCTCACTATAAGCCACATTAGTTAAAACTCCATCACTTACCTCTAAGCCAAATTTTCCATTATTAACAACAACAAAGGTATTCCCATTATTTGCAGCTGTTTGAGTATCAAAGCTATTTACAAACCCCTTGGTATTGTCATCATATTTAACTGAGGTGTCTACAGTTACAGAGCATTCTGCTCCTCTGCTTACAGTCTCAAATCCTGTTGATGTAGCTCCACTAAAAACTGCAGGATAATCTATTGTACAAGAAAAAGAGTTCATAACTACATCAGTATTAAGTACCTTATGACCACTTGATGCAGACAGAATAGCTGTATCAGTATTAACATAACCTGATGCTCCTGCAAGTGTTGCATCGTCTAAATCTGGAAGATAGCCTGATTGTAACGTAGCAGAAAACTTATATCTTCCACCTTCTGTTCCCATATCTGATGATATTGTAAAGTTAGTCACAACCATACCTGACATTTCTAATGTTGTTGCATTAGTCATAGCTGATGGTCGTAATGCAATAGTCAAAGAAGATGCATTGTTTGTTACTGAAGCTCCATAATTATGAGATACTATTTTATGATTATGAGCAATAGTTTGATTTGTATCATCTGCCTGTGCGGCTCCACAAATATTTGCTAATAATAATCTATGTCCTGTATCATCATGTAGTGTTCCTGATAGAGAAAGTTCTACAACTCTCATTTTATTATCCTGGAAAAAATCCTCATCTTTTAATGTTGCTCCAACTCCGTTTCTTACATCTAGTGCCTGTGTTACATTTAGACTAGGAAAACCTATAGAGTCAACATCTAATTGCAACATATTGCTTGTATGTATACCTGTTGTTCCTGAATCAGAAGAATCAGATATTACCCAACAAGTCCACTCTTTGGGAGAAAAAGCCTGTGCGACTTTAGCCATTATTTACCTCCTTGTGTTTTTGGTTTTGGTTTTGATATTGACTCTTCAACATCAACTAAATTTTTTATTGCTTCAGTAATAGAAGTTACCTCTACTGTCTTTCCATTTTGAAGTTCCTCCCATTCCTTTAATGATAATCCACATTGCTTCCATGCATTAGGAAGTGATACCTTTTTATCTTTTATTTTTATTTTCATGGTTTCATGTTTCTCCTTATGATACATTGCCTAAGTGTTGACATTTATAATCAAAAGAAATTATATTTTCTTCTGATCTACTTGAATCAAATACTGTTGAATCAATTCTTGCATTGAAAACGCTACTATTATCAGAAAGGGTCATAGATATATTATCTACAATTAAAGACTCTAATCTTGAAACCAACCTAAGAATATGGTCTAATGCAGTTTCTTTTATATTTGCACTCTTGAAATGTAGCATCATATTTATAGAAAACTCCCTTGTCTCTGATGTTGCATTATAATCTATTAAAATACTAGATACAGGTATTAACCTTAAATACTGAGAACCTGCTGGATCATTATCAAAGCCTCTATAAGTAGGTAGAGTATTTTTAAACTCAGTCCTAATAGTGCTTTCTAGTTTATCTAGTATATTCTTCCAATTGTTTGTAAAAGTTGTAGGCATAATTTAACCCTAATAAGTTCTACGAGTCAACCTAGTATTTGTACCACTACCAGGAGAATCATCTAGAGATTCATATTGACCCCAACATTCTAATTCCCATTCATCGTTAACTGTAGCAACTGATGCGTCTGTACTACCTGAAAATCTTACCTGTAGACCACCTCCTATAGATTGATAATCTCCTGTAATAAGTTCTGCATCTACTACTTTATTTTTCTTTAAACCTGTATCATCTCCATGATATACATCAAATTTAGCAACTCCTATAGCACCTGCTGTAGTTATTACAATCTTCATTAAGTCATATACACCTGTATATCTTCCTCTAGTATCTACTATGTATAAAGGACTTCCTGCTTGTGGAGAAGTAACTTCTCTAACAACTCCACCTGCAGAGTCACCTGTTACTTGATATGATAGTTTTGTTTTACCATCATTAATTTGATTTATATTAAAATTTGCCTCTGCTAAGAACTTTTCTGCTACATCGGATCCTGGATTATGAGAGTTTATAAGAAAGTATATAGAAACAAGAGAGGCTGTTCGTATAAGGAAATAATCATAGTTGCCCTCTTTATCTTTAAAAGCATCCCTTGGAACACCAGCATCAATACGAGAGTCAACATATCGTGAAGCAT